CTTCTTTCCATATCTAGAGGAAAATGGCATTACTACCATCGTTGATATGGGTGATACCTTTGATAGTCGTAAGGGTATCGATTTTTCTGCATTGGCATGGGCAAAAAATAATTACTATGATCGATTGCAGAGCATGGGTATTCATGTTCATACTATTGTTGGTAATCACACTGCATACTATAAAAATACTAATGATGTAAATGCAGTTGATCTTTTGCTTCGGGAATATGACAATGTTACAGTATACTCAGAAGCAACAGAGGTAGAAGTTGGTGGTCTACCTATATTGTTCATTCCATGGATTAATCAGGACAATGAAGAAACTACTATCGAACTTATTCAAAAGACAACTTGCAAGTGCGCGATGGGGCATCTTGAACTCCAAGGATTTAGAGCTCATAGAGGGGTCATCATGGATCATGGTCATGAGAGCAAGTTATATTCAAAGTTCACCAATGTCTACAGCGGTCACTATCACACTAGATCGGATGATGGACGGATCTTCTACTTGGGAAATCCATACGAAATGTTCTGGAACGATGTCGGTGATCGGAGAGGATTCCACATCTTTGATACAGAGACTATGGAACATGTTCCAATAGATAATCCATATAGATTATTTTATAATATCTACTACGAAGATACTAATCATCAAACTTTTGATGTTCGTGAATATCACAATAAGATTGTAAAAGTAATTGTTCGTCAAAAAACAGATACTAAAAAGTTTGAAAAGTTCGTTGATAAGATTACTGAAGTTGCTGCTGATATCAAAGTAGTAGAAAACTTTGATATTCAAGATCCTGAAGAGTTTGAAGTTTTTGAATCTGAAGACACACTTTCTATTCTGAATAGATATATTCAAGAGGCAGAAATTCAACTTGATAAGTCTAAAGTTCAAAACATTATGAGACAAACTTACCAAGAAGCATGTGAGTTAATCTAATGTATATTCTAACAATTTATGGCAAAGAAACAGAAGGTGCATATTCTGTAAATGATGAGGATGGAGAACAGATTCTCTATCTCTTTGAAGAAGAAGATGATGCCATGAGATATGCTATGATGTTAGAGGATGGTGGAAGTCCAGAAATGCATGTTATTGAAATTGAAGATGAGGTAATGGTCAAGACATGTGAAATACATGATTATAAGTATACTATTATCACCAAGAATGATCTCGTAATACCTCCTGAAACAGCACATGATTTTATTTGAAAAAATTCGTTGGAAAAACTTTCTTTCAACTGGTAATCAATATACTGAAATAAGTTTTACAGAACATCCAACAAACCTTATTATTGGAACAAATGGAGCTGGAAAGAGCACATTACTTGATGCACTTACATTCTCTTTGTTTGGAAAACCTTTTCGTAAAATCAATAAACCACAACTTGTAAACACGGTTAATGAAAAAGACTGTAACGTTGAGGTAGAGTTTTCTATTGGTAATACAAAATGGAAAGTTGTTCGTGGAATCAAACCAAATATCTTTGAGATCTTCCGTGATGGTAATGCTCTGAATCAATCTGCTGCGGCATTAGATCAGCAGAAGTGGTTTGAGCAAAATGTAATTAAGATGAACTATAAGTCCTTCACTCAGATTGTGATTCTGGGTAGTAGCACTTTTGTTCCTTTTATGCAATTGACTGCTACAAATCGTAGAGATGTGATTGAAGATCTTCTTGACATTCGTATCTTCTCTTCTATGAACAATCTGATGAAAGATAAGATTCGTCAGGTTAAAGAAGAAATTAAAGTCTTGGATCTTAAGAAAGAATCTTTGATTGATAAAGTTAAGATGCAAGAGAACTTTATTGAAGAGATTGAAAGTCGTGGTAAGGAAAATATTAAAAGTAAGGAAGTAAGAATTTCAGAACTCCTTAATGAGGAAAACAACTTGATGAATGATAATGCATATATTGAAGAAGATGTATTCAAGTTGACAAAAGAAATTGAGGGTCTTGATTCTGCAAAAGAAAAACTTCGTACATTAGGTAATTTAAAAGGCAAGATTTCTAATAAAGTATCGACTATTACGAAGGAGCATAAATTCTTCACACAAAATACGGTTTGTCCTACCTGTAATCAGGACATTGAAGAGACCTTCAGAATAAATAGGATTAAGGACGCTCAAGATAAAGCAAAGGAGTTGCAATCCGGTTATAAAGAACTGGAACAGGCGATTAATAAAGAAGAAGAGCGAGAGCGTCAATTCACTGCCCTATCGAAGGAGATCACCACACTAACGCATGGCATTTCTCAGAACAATATTAAGATCGCTGGATGTCAACGACAAATCAGAGATCTGGAATCGGAAATTCAAAGAGTTACCGACAACCTTGCAAACAGAAATACTGAGCATGAAAAGTTAACAACCTTCAAGGACAATCTAAAAACTACATACGACGAACTCGCTCAACGTAAGGACACGATTAACTATTACGATTTTTCGTATAGTTTGCTTAAAGACGGTGGAGTCAAGACCAAAATCATTAAGAAGTATCTACCGCTGATAAATCAGCAAGTCAATCGGTATCTACAACTGATGGACTTTTACATCAACTTCTCTCTTGATGAGGAATTTAACGAAACCGTCCAGTCCCCAATTCATGAAGATTTTTCTTACTCTTCTTTCAGCGAGGGAGAGAAGATGAGAATCGATCTAGCACTCTTGTTTACCTGGAGAGAGGTGGCAAGGATGAAGAACTCTGTCAACACGAATCTGCTCATCATGGATGAGGTGTTTGATAGTTCTCTTGATGGATTTGGAACGGAAGAATTTTTGAAGATCATTCGGTTCGTCATTAAAGATGCAAATATCTTTGTTATCTCTCATAAGGAATCCCTGCATGATAAGTTTGCAGACGTGATTCGGTTCGATAAGGTGAAAGGATTTAGTAGGATGGTTTGATGCCGACGTTTGTACATAAGGACACTGGAAGGAAAGTATTCTTTACACATATTCCTAGAACAGCAGGAAGATTTGTAGAGGCAAATCTATTGGCAAATGGATTTGAGTGGGGAGAGAGTCATATGGACACTGGTCTTGGTGTCATGTCTGTGGTTAATGGTGTAGAGATTGCACACTACCATCGGGATCATTATCAGAAGTATTTGAATGTAGAGAACATTCCACATTTTTCTATTGTCAGAAGTCCTATCACTAGATTCATTTCTGGCTCTGTTTATCTGAAGAGGACGTATGGGAATGATATTCAATCAGTTATGGAAGATCCTGTAATGTTTGCATCAATGATTCAGAATCTTCCTTTTGAGGGAGCATGGAATTGGTACAGACCTCAGATTGATTTTCTGACCGATAAGACCCATATCTGGAAGTTTGAAGATAAAATTGGTGATGAGTTTGTATCTTGGTTGAGTAAGATTATCGGAGTCGATTTAAAGTTTCAGGATGATATTGATTATCCTAAGTCTGGGGATGAGGGTAATAAACTTAAGAATACTCCAGCATTGGAGGTAAATATACGCACTTGCTATAGTAAAGACTTTGAAGTATTGTATAAAAATATTTAAAAAGTATTAAGTATAAAGAAAACTTCATTAAGTTAGCATACCAACACTAAATAATCACAGAATTGAGAAAGAAACTTATGTAAAGAAAGTCTCGTTGTTATTCTCGAATGTATTATTAGGAGACATTATGCACAATCTCATTTCACATAATCAATTAGCGGGTTGGAAACAAAGTGTTGAACGATTGACTCATACATTAGATAAGACAATGGATGAATCTGATCTATTAAACGATTACTATAACTGTTTAATTGAGTGTGATGATGATCAGTCAACATGTAAACGAGTTTGTAGGAGCATTCTTTCATAGCCAACCATAGACACATAGGAAACTGTCACTAAGGGCCCTCTGCTTCGGCAGGGGGTTTAGTATTATGGGTACATACAAGAGAAACCACCATGGCAGTCAAGCACGAAATCAAATCCCAACTTGCCAAACTGCTTGCCACTGAAGACTTGATCGTGGAACACAAGCAAGTGCAGACTGCTTGCTTTAACGTTCACACCCGTGTCCTGACCCTCCCGATGTGGGAGAAGGCAAGCAACACTGTCTATGATTTGCTGGTGGGTCATGAGGTTGGTCATGCACTCTTTACCCCTGATGAGAACTGGTTAGAGAACGTCGCAGTTCCTCCTCAGTTTGTGAATGTGGTTGAGGATGCACGAATTGAGAAACTTATGAAACGCAAGTACATGGGACTTGCAAAGACGTTTTTCCGAGGTTACCAAGAACTAAATGACGAGGACTTCTTCTCTATTTCTGATGAGTCTGTTTCTACTTTTAATCTTGCTGATCGTGCAAATTTATACTTTAAGGTCGGTAATTTTGTAGATATTTCTTTCGACTCTGAAGAACAAGTATTGATTCAGAAAATTGCAGATGTAGAGACCTTCGATGATGTGCTGAAGGTTGCAGAGGAGCTCTACTTGTTCTGTAAAAAAGAGAAAGAGAAAGAGGAAAAGGTTGATGACACTGAGATGCCACCTAATGAGATGGGTGGTGAGTCTGATCAACCTGCCAGTGAACTACAGGAGCAGCAAGACTCCCCTGGTGAGGGTTCTGGTGACTCTCAGGAGCAAACTCATACGCCAGAGGCCGATCAATCTGCTACTGCCCCTCTGACTGATGAACCAGAGGTTCAGACTGCTGATGCTTTGGAATCAAATCTGCAGGACCTTGTAGACACCGATGGTTATGAGAACGTGTATGTTGAGATTCCAAAAGTTGACCTGAAGTATCTTATTGCTAAGAACGATGACATTCACAAAGAGATTGATGCATGGTTTAATCATCAAAAGAAGCAGATGGAATGTCTTTTTGACAAAACTGATGGAGAGTTTCTCAAGTTCAAACGTAATGCACAGAAGGAAGTCAACTATCTGGTGAAAGAGTTTGAGTGTCGCAAGGCAGCAGATTCCTATGCCCGTGCTACCACTGCTCGCACTGGTGTTCTTGATACTTCCAAACTGCACACCTATAAGTACAACGAAGATCTATTCAAGAAAGTCTCTGTGATCCCTGATGGTAAGAATCATGGTCTGATCTTTGTCCTTGACTGGAGTGGTTCTATGAGCCGTGTGATGCTTGACACGATTAAGCAACTTTACAATCTGATCTGGTTCTGTAAGAAAGTCTCCATTCCTTTTGAGGTGTATGCTTTCACGAATGAGTGGAAGAAACCTGAAATTAATTTTGAAACTGGTGAAACTATCAAACCAGCAGACTGGACATGTTCTTATGAGAAGAAAGAAAATCTTCTTGCTGTTCATGAACAGTTCTCCATGATGAATCTTTTGACCAGCAAAACAAATGGTAAGCAATTGGAACATCAGATGATCAATATCTGGAGATGTGCAAAAGCTTTCGGTAATTTCTATGGATCCTGTTACTCCGTTCCCACTCGTCTGGGTCTGTCTGGTACTCCTTTGAACGAAGCATTTGTGTGTCTTCATCAGATTCTCCCTCAGTTCCAGAAGGAGAACAAACTGCAAAAGGTTCAGTGTATTGTTCTGACTGATGGTGAGGCAAATCATCTCTCTCGTCACGTTATGGTGAAACGTCACTGGGAGAATGAACCTTATATGGGAAATCGTCAGTTGCAAGGTGGTGTTACTTTCCTTCGGGATCGCAAGACCGGTAACACCTATAATGTTCCTTATGGTTGGCATGGATTCTCTGATCTGATGCTGCAGAACCTTCGTGACAACTTCCCTTCTGTCAACTTTGTAGGTATCCGTGTTCTTGAGGGTCGTGATGCAAACGGATTTCTCAAGTTGTATCACGATCAGAACACTGATGATTACTGGAAACTTCATCGTGAGTGGAAGAAGCAACGTAGTTTTACCATCAAGACTTCTGGATATCATGCATACTTTGCGTTATCTGCAGCATCACTTTCCCAGGACTCTGATTTTGAAGTTGATGAAGGTGCAACTAAAGCAAAGATCAAGAGTGCATTTATTAAGTCTCTTAAGACTAAGAAACTAAATAAGAAAGTTCTAGGCGAATTTATTTCTTTGGTGGCATGACAAAAGAAAACTGGAGAGAAATTGCTAAAGCATCAGAAAAGGATCCTAAGGTGCTTGAAATCCTTGAGAATGGTCCTAGATCTCTCAGTCAGGCATATCTACTCGGAGCCATGCGATACAAGTATGGACGATCTGACAAGTGACACATGGGGGGTTTGGGACCCCCCTTTTTCGTCTATAATAACTTTAGTTCAAACAAAGCAAATGGGTCTGTCCAAAGAAAGCATCATCGAGTGTCTACGTGAATCTTATGGCGAGTCTGTGACTTCTGCCGAGATCAAGGCATATTGTCAGATGAATGACTTTAATTATCAGACTGTCACTAACAAACTGACTGACTATAAAGTTGGTCGTGGCAAATGGAACCTGGAAGTAACAAAGGAGACTGTGCAAGAACTGGAAGTATCCTATAGTGCTCCTGCTGCTCTTCCAGCAATCGAACAAAACCTTATCCCTGTCAAAGATGATACCTTCGTCCAGTTTGGTAACTTCACTGATATTAAAAAAATTATTAAGTCCGGTCTTTTCTACCCTACGTTTATCACGGGTCTCTCGGGCAATGGCAAAACGTTTTCTATCGAACAAGCATGTGCCCAACTCGGAAGAGAACTCATCCGAGTCAACATCACAGTAGAGACTGATGAAGACGATCTTATTGGTGGTTTCCGTCTTGTTAATGGCGAGACCGTCTGGCACAATGGCCCAGTCATTGAAGCATTGTACCGAGGTGCCGTGTTGCTACTTGACGAAATCGACCTTGCCTCAAACAAAATCCTTTGTCTCCAATCCGTCCTTGAAGGTAAAGGAGTTTTTCTTAAGAAGATTGGAAAGTTTGTTTCCCCTGCCGATGGTTTCCAAGTGTTTGCAACAGCAAACACTAAAGGTAAAGGATCCGAGGACGGGAGATTTATTGGAACTAACGTGCTTAACGAAGCATTCCTGGAACGATTCCCTGTGACCTTTGAGCAGGAGTACCCTACCCCTCAGACCGAACAGAGGATTCTGAATAAGATCTGTAAGGATGAAGAGTTCTGTAAGCGTCTTGCTGACTGGGCTGACATCATTCGCAAGACCTTCTATGATGGTGGTATTGAGGAGATCATTAGCACCCGTCGTCTAGTTCACATTGTGAAGGCATATAGTATCTTTAATGATAAGGCAAAGGCAATTCAGGTCTGCGTCAATCGTTTTGATGATGAAACCAAGCAAGCATTCTTGGAGCTGTATGATAAAGTCGATGCTGACTTTGTAATGCCTGTTGACGAGCAAGTACAATCCTGATATAATTATGGTTAACTCATGGTCCCTACTATTTGATGAATTAAGTATGACTAATCAAGACTATTGGGAAGACGATGGATTCAGTATCGTAGGTAGTCCTGGTACTGCATCTTCTGACACTATTATTTTTGGTAGCAGTTCTGCTGATATCATTAATTTTGGTGCTGCCCAAGACACACTGAGTCTCTATGGGGCATCTAGTTCAGATACTATTTCTTTTGATGTGAACATTCCTGAAACTAAAAACAACAGTAAATACAAATATACTGAGGATGAAATCCTCAAAGAATTGCAAGATTATATTGTTGGTACATATAATCAGCACTATTCTGCTGGTGATGACAAGATTCAAACTCTGGATCTGATTGAAGCTTGTGGTGATGGTGAAGCATTTTGCCGATCCAACATTCTCAAGTATGCCTCTCGTTATGATAAGAAAGGCACTGCTCGTCGTGACATTATGAAGATCTTGCATTATGCTGTTCTTCTGATGCATTTCAACGACAAGAATGCAAAACGTGAAACTTACCCCCAGTGAAACTGAGACCTTCTAATACTATGAAACTGTCTGATAAAACTATCTCTGTCCTGAAGAATTTTTCTTCTATCAATCAATCCATTCTGTTTAAAGAGGGTAGCAAACTTCGCACTATCAGTGTGATGAAGAATATTCTTGCAGAGGCAACTGTCACCGAAGAATTTATGAAAGACTTCGGTATTTACGATCTCAATCAGTTTCTCAATGGACTGAGTTTGCATCAGAGTCCTGAACTTGATTTTAAGAATGATGGTTATGTTGTCATTCGTGAGGGTAAGTCTCGTTCAAAGTATTTCTTTGCAGACCCTAATGTAATTGTGACTCCCCCTGAGAAAGCAATTCAACTTCCTAGTGAAGATGTATCTTTTGAACTTAGCACTGATCAACTGGAGAAATTGTTGAAGGCATCTGCTGTTTATCAACTTCCAGATCTTTCTGCTGTTGGTGAGAATGGTGTTGTCAAATTGGTTGTTCGTGATAAGAAGAACGATACATCGAATGATTACGCTGTGGTTGTTGGTGAAACTGAAGCAGAGTTCTCTTTTAACTTTAAGGTAGAAAACATCAAAGTTCTTCCTGGAACTTATGAGGTGGTGGTATCTCAGAAACTTCTCTCTCGTTTCACTTCTAAGAACCATGACCTCACTTACTACATCGCACTCGAACCCGACTCCACCTTCGGGTAAGAAGGATTATCAAGGTCCCCTCTATGCTCCCTGGTGGAAAGTTGAAGAGGGGAAACGTAAATTTCGTGAATGGTTGAAAAAACAACAAGAATGAAACACATCCTTTTTACCCTTAAGGGTTGTCCGTTTGAACTCCTTGATGATAGAGAGTTCATTCGGATGCTTTTGTATAGAGCAACAAAAGAATGCAAATCCACTCTACTCAACCTGGCAGCACATAAGTTTGATCCTCAGGGAGTAACTAGTATTGCCATGCTTGCGGAAAGTCATATTTCCATTCATACTTGGCCAGAGAAAGGTATGGCAGTTTGTGATATCTTTACTTGTGGTAAAGACGCTACACCTGAAGTTGGTGTAGAATACATGAAAGAACAATTGAAGGCAACTGACATTTCTTCTCATGAATTTGTCCGTCCTCTAGAGTGATATGCAACCTGATCCTTACGTTCAGTTTTTAGAAAACTGGATACCTGGAATTGGTGAGAGCACTAAACTTCATGATCAATTGCATGTGCATTTTGATCTTGGATTTAGTGTTAATGATGAAGCAAGACTTCTTGGATTTCAGTTAGGTCACCATCCTGCTGGAAATTTCTTTCATGTTGTGGTATTCTGTGTGATGAGTATTACGATTTATCCAAATGGATATCGTAACAGTTTGAAAGACCTGCAAGATTTTTATGAAGCATATTTGCTTGGAAAATATTGGCAGTCTGTTTCCTATTGGTTTATTCCCAAAACAATATTATGAGAGATGAATTTTTGTGGGTTGAAAAATATCGACCCAAAACTATTGAAGAGTGTATTTTACCAACAAATATTAAGAAGACTTTCCAAGACTTCCTAGATAAGGGAGAGGTTCCTAACCTACTCCTTGCAGGTCCTGCTGGGTGTGGTAAAACAACCGTAGCAAAAGCACTGTGTAACGAATTGGGGGTAGATGTATATGTCATCAATGGATCCGATGAGGGACGCTTTCTTGATACGGTCAGAAATACTGCAAAGAATTTCGCTTCGACCGTCTCACTTCAAGCAACTGGCAGACACAAAGTCATCATCATCGATGAGGCTGATAACACAACAAACGACGTACAACTCCTACTTAGGGCGTTTACAGAGGAGTTTTCTGGC